TCTGCATAATGACTTACTGCAGTGTCTGGACCTCTAGCAGCTCCCATTAGTATGCATGTAGGATTAAGTTCCTTTACTGCTTTATCCACGGTTTTAAGAGTCCAGGCATCATCTTCAATACTTCTACTCCCTATGATAGCTAACTTCATTGTGGATACCACGCACATTGTATTCTTATAACAAACAAATCAATTAGTAAATAGCTTACTGGTACATCATCTACTATTGCATCAGTAAACTCGAAGCCAACATGGACTCCGAGTATAGGATAATAACTAAATTTCACAAGAACCTCCAGTACACGCTAGTGTCTGACTACCTTCAGTATTATCATCTTCTTCAATAAATGAAGTCCAGTCTATATGTTTAGGTGTTTCTTTAAGTAATGCATTGTATTCTTCTTTAGTTGCATCTTGATAGGGTGCTTGTACGTATGTATGGTCACTATGTGGTAAGAAAGATATACCTGATATCTCATCAAAGTATTTCCATACCCATGCACCTACATCCATCCACTCATCATCCTTAACACTTATAGTTACTGATGGTTTATGCTCACACCAATGACGTTGATATACTAACCAGTTCTCCATCTGTTCTATAGCTGTCATATCATTTCGAGTAACAGCACCTTTAGGAGCTTTCATTGGAAAACTAAACACTGCAGTAGACTCTGGTCTGTATTGCTCATCTTCTACTGTTACACCCTGACCTTTAAGAAACTCATAGATAGGGTCTTTCTTATCCATACGAATAGTTCTTATGTAATGCTCAGCGTGACGAGCATGTATGCCGCTAGCACTATCAACGAGCTGAGAAACAGTCCCAGAAGGTTTAACACACGTAATACTTGTACTTCTTGGTATGTCAAGTTTGTCTGCGTATTTGTGATTGGTTTTTCTAGCATGGTCTCTCATCTCCTCTAAAAATTTAGGGTCAGGATTAGATGTTATCTTAGCATCCATAATACCTGTTAGTGATACACCAAGTAATCTTTCTTCTACTGTGTTTTTAGTCCATTCATGAGACAAGAATTGAAAGTTAGTTAGATTAGATTGTAATGTACCAAGTATAGTAGCTAGTCGCACTTTGTTAAGTAGACTATCTTTAGTATCACCATTTCTTACAACTACTTCTGTTAGGTTACAGAATTGCTTATCACGTAAAATTATCTCGCTGCAAGGATTTGTTCCGTAACTCATTGTTTCATCACGTCTTTTCCATTTAGCAGCTTGTTTTTGTGCAGCAACTCTATTGAATATACCACGTTCTCCTGACTTAGACTTAACTAATGATACCCATTCATCCATGAATGTTTCCATATCAGGTTTCTCTGTATAAGCAACTGAGTTATTAGCTAACCCTCGCCATGCAAAATCATTGTACCAGGCACCCATTTTAGCCTCTCTCATGCGTTTATCTGTAAGATTAGATAGTGAGATAAGGGCAGAACGTCTAACACCTCCTACGACTACAATCTCTCCTACCATACAAATAATATCATGGACCTCTAACGAGGTTAGTTTACGACCTTGAGCATGTTTGAATGACTCTATCACGAAATCAAACAACCTCTTTAATGGCTCAGGACCACTAGCTCTACCACCAAATGTTTTTAGCCTAGCACCTGCTGGTCTAACATTAGAGTAGTCAATCTTGGGTATATCTCCTTCCCATAGACTAGATAATAGTTTCTTAAACGACTTCGCCCAGCCAAGCTTACTGTCACCAACAACAATAGTATCATCAGTGTTACTAAGTACCTCTGGTATGCTAGGTAGTTTACTAATCTCTTGTCTCTCACAACTAAATCCTACTCCTGTTCCGTTCATTAAAATATATAATGCTTCACTAAAAGCTCGTTTATTATTAATAGCCAAATAAGAGCAATTGTAAGCAGCAATGTTGTCCCTTTCACATGCTTCTCCTGCTGACATCATAAGCCTCATAGAAGGCATGATTTCTAAGTTAAGTACTGCTTCACGTATCTCTTTAAACTCTTTGTCTAACCCTTTGTTTTTAGACTTAAGGTATGTAACCATCCTGTCTACTGTTTCTTCCCAGGTCTCACGACGCTTAAGTTCTGGTATAAAACGTGCGTATCTACTTGATGCTATTACCGATTGGTAAATATCCAATGCTATCTCCTGTTATTCTTCGTTAAATATGTCTAATTGTTTAGAATGTTCATCTAAATCATTAGATAGTTCTTCGAGATTGTCCTCGATTTTGTCTTGGAAGTGATTAACTATATCTTCAGATGATATGTCTAGAATTTCTAATAGAGTAGTTTCATCTATTTTAGTTAATTCTTCGCAGACTTCTTTGAATGATAGAGCCATAGTTATGACCGACCCTTATCTTTTTTGTTATTAAATTGTTTATCGTTAGGCTTGGAACCAAAAATTCTGTCCCATCCTTCTTTATACTTATCACTTGGTACTGCAGTCTTTAACTTTGCACCAGGGATTTCGTAATCATTTGTACCATTAGTTCCTGGCATAATTAATCCTTTGTAAATTTAGGTTTTTGTACACCGACAAAGCCACAAGACTGTCTGTCAGTAGGTTCAAAGTCAAATGATGAATCACTATTATGGTCTATAGGCATATAGAGATATTGTTCTAATTGACACATCATAATCATCGCACCTTGTGTAGCACAATTTTCATTGTAATACTTCATAGCATGGTCACAATTAACAAAGTTAGCTACATACTGTAAATCATTGTATGACTCTGTATAACTGACTGCCATAACAAAGTTACCAACACCTACTTTGTTACCTGCTTCAGCTTTTGTAAACAAACTTCCTAGTAATGTATATAAACCAATAAGAATAACTATTATAATTAAGTGACCTATAGTTGTTGTAAGTAAGTTTCTCATTTCTTTTTCTCCTTACTGCAATAACCACGCATGTTGTAACTACCCATGCTACTATCAATAGAACACCACCACTGACCTTTATCCCAGATTTTAGCAGGTTCTTTGCATTTATTGCAAACTCTTTTTGTTTTAAGTTTTTCCATTGTAATACATTTCTTTTAAAAGTTCTAGGTAATGTATAGCTTTATCTATATCTTCTATACCATTCTTTTGTCTAAACCTTGTAACATACTTGATTACATTACCTTCAATGAAACCAATGTTATGACTTGTTATAAATTCTATAGGTTGTATTTTATAGTCAGTATCATGTTTACCACCTACTTGTTTTTTAGTTGCTGTGCTGTCATAATAATATTATAGCATATATTACAGAGAAAGTCAAGCTATTTTCTATACTTTCTTTTTAAATAATGTAATGGTATTGCACATTCATCGAATGAACCATCCTCTACATTATGTAACATATACAATCCTCTCCAATGTTGGTTAGTTTGATGAGATAAATAATCTTCATCATGCATATAACAACTACCACTGATGATAGATGTCATTTGTTTACCATCTGCTCTCATACCGTATGCTATATCATGTCCTTGCTGATGTCCAGCTACACATGACATATGCTTCTTGGTAAGTAAAGCACGTGCTGATGTTACTGGTCTACCCATAACACCACTAGCAAAGTAATGACTGTATGCAACACCATCAATACTAGTTACTTCTAAGAATGGAATTACATCCCATCCTGCTTCTTTGTATTGTAAATCATCAAATGATATAAGACCATCTAGCTTTCTGTCATACTCAATGGCTGTGTTAATACGCTGCTCATGGTTACCCATAGTCAGTACCATCTTAGGTTTATATAACTTCTTCTTAGCTTTAGCTAGTCTTTTGTTAAGTGCTTTCATAGGTGCTAGCAATGCTTCCATGCCCTTGTGAGCAGCTTTAATATCTGCTTTGTATGTTCTACCTTCGAAAGATTTTTTACCTACATCGTAGGATGATAAGCTAGGCATGTCTGCAAAGTCACCAATCATTACAATTACATCTGGTTGTTTGTCAACAATGTATCTACCTATCCATGTTAAGTACGAAAGGGAAATCCCAGGCTTAACCTGGGTATCTCCAATAACTAAATGTTTCTTCATTGCATTGTCTCCATTGGAAGGTCTATTTCTGTTTCAGTAAACTCTTCTTCTGATGTTTTAATTATACCCTCACGCATGAGAGCTTTGATAGCAAACGATAACAAGAACTCTGTCTCTTGTTTGTCAACTTTAAAATCAAAGTCAACACTACCATCTTTATTTTCTGATAAGTTTTTTATAATCATTTATCCAATCCTTTCTAAAGTCTAGCCACATGAACCCTTGTTTCTCAGCCCACTGCCAGTATGTTGTTTTGCTGCGTTTGGTTATCTTGTTATCGGGATTCATAAACAAGAAAATTATGGTGACTTCAGGATTACATTCTTTAAACCAAACCATCTTTTGTCTAGTAGCTAGGTCAAGCTTACCCTTTGCTTCTATGTATACATTCTTAGCCATACGAAAGTCAGGATTATATTTCCGTGACTTGATGGGTTGTATGTATTCTATTACATCAGGTTCATACTTAACACTTGGGAAATGTTTTTTGAGTACTGCCCAAGCTTTAACTTCTAGTTTACTTTTGAACGTAGGCATTAAACCTGTTTTTCCATATATCCTCCTCATGTTGCATTATCCACAGTACTGATGCGTTCATAATAAACTCTTCATCATTACTGTATGCATCACGGACAGTATCAAACATCTCCTGTTCCGTGCATTAATCTCCCATGAAAAGTGTTTACCTGGTACCATTAGTAAGTCTTTATCTAACGATACAATCATAGTATCATCAGTCTGATTAATGCCTAGGGCATCATCAGCCTCTAATGTATCAGGTGCAAGTTCCGCATTCTGTTTCTCTAGAGCATATTCTCGTAGAGCTTCTAGATGTATGGGCTTAGGTGCAGTACGATTAGCTTTGTACTCAGGATAGATAGTCTTACGGAAGTTAGACTTACCTGATAAGAATGCACGATAGCTATCTGCTCCAGTCTTAGTAAGCAACTCATCAAGTAATGCTTCTACTCGATGGATTGCTATGTTAAGACTATCATTCTCTGCAGATGCTGCACATCTAAACACTACTAAATCATGGTCGATTAATGCTTTCATTTAGAATGGGATGTCTGATTCTAGGTCATCAATACTAGATGTTTCTTCTTGTTGACCTAAGACATAGCCTTCATATAGTTTAGCTAAACTGATTACATCATTAGCTGATGCTGTGCTCCCTTCTATTGCTAAGGTCGCAACTGCATTACTTAATGACGATTGACGGACTATCATTACTTGCCTAGCGGCACGCTCATCCTTGGTCTCATAGTTACTACCTGATACCCTGGTTGCTGCTTTAGCTTGAGTAGGTGCTGCTGCTGAACTATCATCACCACGGTTGTCTGTAGTGGTGTCAGCTGTTCCTACTGCTGTCCATTGCCAATATCCATTCTGGTCTTTCTCTGTTGATACATGTATTACATCACCCTTTGCCCAGTTTTGAGCTGCTTTGAATACTGCAGGGTTAGCGAAAGACATTAGCTTTTTAGACTGTGCCTGACCCTGGTCATTCTTGTACATGATTTCAATTGATTGGTATTGTCTACCATTCTTTGCTTGATGTGTGTTCAAGCTTGATACATCTACGACATTTACTTGCATATAATCTCCTTATATATCAGTTAAGTTACCCCATGTATTTCCTACTTGTATATCAACCCTCATGGGTAGGTTGAATTCTTTACCAAACAAATGTTTAAAGTTTGCTGGTACATTTTCAAATGATTCTTTAACTATTTGTACTATACTATTAGTATAACATACCTTCGGGTCGAAGTCAAGCATGATTGAATCGTGTACTGTATTGATAAGTTTAACACCATCCATCTTTGCTATCTTGTTATACAAACTAATACGAGCTATTGTCATAAGGTCAGCACCGAGTCCTTGCACTGGGTAGTTAAGGATTCGTGTGCGTGGATACTTTACGTTACCCATACTGTTTGTTTCAGGTAAGTACTTGTATGTTCTACCTGTAGGCATGATGAGTTGATTAGTTTTCTTTACATCAAACATAAGTTTATCATGCCAATCTTTAAGACCAGTATACTTACGATAGAATTGGTCAATGACATTTTGCCAAAACAATTCATTACCTATATCTTTAAAGTTAGGGTCATTAGCATAACTGAATGCACTACCACCATAGATTAATCTAAAGACGAATGTCTTTGCTATCAATCTAGATGGTAGACCAAACCTATTTTGATTATCTGTATGCTGGTCAATCTCATCATGTATTTCTTGATGTGCTGTCTTATCTTGTGATAAGAAGGATGCACATACCCATTCAAGAGCTTTTGCATCTGCGTTAAGTATCATATTATAATCCTGATGTTTCCACTAATCTGTGGTTATATTGTATAATGATACTTTTACGTAGCTCAGACCTAGCTTCATCAGTAAGTAATGACAGTACTGCATTAGGTCCAAGAGATAGTATCATGTCACTAAACTCATGTGCTGTAAAGTGTTGATGTGCTTCTTCTTGTACTTTCTGTTGCTCAGCTGAATCTATTTCATACTCTTGTGCTGATAAGTAATCATCTCTGCTCATGTTATTCTCCTAAATTGTACGTAGAAAAGTTACATTGCTCATTAAATTGATTAAGTGTTTTTTTTCTACTAGATATAATATTGTATCCTTTACTTTTTAACTGGTGTATTACAGCTGCAAGTCTGTATACTCCACAATGTTTCCAAGAACTTAATGGATTTATTTCATCGTTTTGCTGCAAGTAAGTTAATACACGTTCTTCTTGTTTAGTTAATGCTGTCATATTATTCTCCGTATCGTGATAAGAAGAGAGTCTTAATCTCTCCATCAAAGTTTTGTAGGTTGGGACTACTACTGCTTAGCCTACCTGTTTTAGTCCTGCATTGATTCAACTGACCATGTATCTTACTATCTTTCCAGTTCATTGAATCAATTAGTTCAGGCACACCATGATAGTATGTAGTCATACGTTTTTGCATGGTAGCTCGTGCCAATATTGCTGCCAGTATTTCTTTACCAGCATTTGTTTTAGGTTTTAGTTTACGTAATGTTTCTTCATTAGTACTAAAGAATCCTTCTTTCTTTAGTTCACTCTTAGGCAAGGGAGTTATTTGTCTTTGGAATTCTTTATCTCTTTCATCCCACTTATACTTAACTTCGCCTGCATGTATGCCAGTTTTATAATGTCCGATGGGGCGTTGAAAACGCTCTTTAATAATCCCACCATAAAGAAAAGCAGAAAGATGCTCCCCAGAATTGGGATTAAAACTATCGTAAGAATGATAGTCATACAACTTCTTATTAAGTTTGCTGATTTGTTCATGTAATTCATCTCCTAATACTTTAGATTTATCATAGTCGTATATCATACCATTGAATTCCATTTCTTGTAGGACAAGTACGTCTTGATTTTGTAAAGATATCAATCGCTTCATATGAGGAAGGTTATTGATTCTTTCCATTTGTTTTTTCATTACTTTCTCTGTTAGTTCTACATCTTGCTTAAGGTAGTCAGCAAGTATTTCTTGTGGTACTTTGTCTGTATCAATACCATTCTTCCAGTAGTTTTCTTTAACTTCATCAAGCTTACTACCCAGCTCATAATACTCTGCTGTACCATTGAGTGATGGGTAAGCTAACTCTTGATTAGATAATATATACTCTACTACTTGACAATCCCAGATACGTTTACCTGTGAAGTCAATACCATACCTGCGTAGCCAATGCAAGTCAAACTTTATGTTAAACCCTACAAGCACATCGCACTTATCCACGGCTAATTGGATTCGTTCTAGTGATTCCTTGTAGGGGTCAACGGAGTATTCTATATCATATACTACATACTCTTCAGGTGTAAGCAACCCAACCATGCATAGCTTGTTGCTTTTATCAAATGGATTACCTTTGTTACTAATAGTTGTTTCTACATCTAATACTAAGTAGCTCATAGTTCTTCATACCTCGCTATGTTAGGTTTAATCATGACTTGTTGATTGCCATGACGTAGGTCAGGTAATGTATCTTCATCACCTAACAGTTTATTTTTACTAATGTTTAAATATCTCATGTTGCTAGTGTTATCTTGTTCTTTACCAATACCAAGTATCCAGTCAGCTTCACCTTGCTTTGCAGTCTTGCTGCTGTCTACATCATCCATTGTTAACCATACTTTACCTTCACCAGTACCACCTGCTTGAGATACTGCAATGACTGGTGCATATAGCTTAGCCATTTCTCTAGCCCATTGGTATAACTTCTTAAGTTCAAGGTCATACCTATCACTTTTAAAACCACGTACTTTATCTATCTGGTCAAAGATTATTAAGGCTGGATTAGTATTCTTAATGATAGATTCAATACGACTAGTACTACTACTATCTTCATAGTCATATATTTTAATCCTATTGCCAACTTGTTCTTTATATTCATTAGCATTGTTTTCTTTATCATTAAACAATTCTTTGTTAGTTAAACCAAACAGGGCTTGGAAACATCTGACTGCTACCTTCTTACCCTGTTCTTCGTTGTTAAACCAGAGTATATCACCATCAGTTTGTGATACCATATGGGTCATCTCTGATGCTAAGAAGGTAGTCTTACCTGTCTCTGGTCTAGCAAAGATAAAACCAAAGTCACCTTTGCGTAAAGAACCTAGTGATTTGTTGAGCCAATCTAAACGCCATCGTAGTCCAGGCGTTTGGATTTGCGATTCATATATTTCATGTAAGTCCATGTTAACAGGAGTAGCCTCTTCTGTTTCTGTATCTTCATGTTCTAATTCATTAAATTTATTTAGTAACTCTTCTACTTTAGCCGTACCATCTTCTACATCTAATGCAAGTTTAGCCACTTCGCCTGCAATACATCGCTGTTTGTGTGCATTAAGATATGCATACACATTTTGTTCTGTCAACTCAAGCTCTAGTATTCTATCTAATAGGTCTGATAGTTCATTGCGTTCACTATCTTCTAGTAGATAACTACTATGATATGCTAATTCTAAATCACTCTTACTCATTGAAGTCTTGTCAGACTTCTCATAGTAACTATGAATTACCATAAACAATTTATATAAACTAACAAAGTTAGTTTTAATATAACTTAAGTTTAGATGTTTGTAGAATCTATCGTATGCCGTTCGTTCTGTCATGAACAGCTTGATGATTAACTCTTCAACCATTTTAATATCTCCTCTTTGTTATACTCTTTAGGGTCTAGCGCACTGATGATAGCTTTGCTAATTACACCTGCTTCACGCAGATTGTTTCTTATACGTATAGATTGTTTAGCCTTATCTCTATCTAACCATATATGTACTGTGTCATATTGCTTAGATAACTGGGCGACAACTTGCTTGCTCATAGAGGAGCCAAGCAAAGGTGTAGCACAGATGCCCTCACCTCTACATCTAGCTATTTTAATTGCAGACAGTACATCTTCTACTGCAACTATTATTTTACCTTCACCATATATCTCAAGAGGTTTTATACCTTGAGACATATACTTCATGTTACCAAAGCCAAAGTTACGGGCTTGCCAGTAGCTTGTGTTTTGTATTAAGACAAGTAACTGTCTGTTCATACACCAAGCAATACCATATTGTTTTATTTCTGCTGGTGTAATGTTATACTTTAGTAACCATTGCATAGCAGTACGAGGTATTTCTTTTACTGTATCAATGAGACCAATACCATTAGCCACATGTTGTTTCGTTCGCTGTTTGATACGCTCTCTCAACGATGCAGTGTCAGATTTTTTATCGTATTTACTACAACTAAAACAATAATAATTGTCAGCATACTCACCCCTGGCATCACTAGAACCACAGTGAGGGCAAGGTCCTAGCTTTATAAACTTACTCGTCATATTCATCATCTACATGACGCAAATCTTCTCGCTCATCAATGTCATTAACATCACTTTGTATAGTACTAAAGCATTTGTTACATAGGTCTACAAACTCACCTGATTCGTGATGTTTACGAGTAGACTCAAAGTCAGATAGATTTTTATCACATGCACGACATCGCATTAGAAACAAATCCTTGTGCCGTCATCATACACAGTGCATGTATATGTACCATCAGGTGTATACACTGTTTCTGCTTGTACATACATAGTACATACAAAGAATAGTCCAGCTATTAATGTAAGTGTTTCTAGTTTCATTTTACATCTCCTAGTTGACAGCATGATTCTATTATCTGCTGTTGTCTTTCTTCTTCTTCTTCTTTCTTACGCAACCACATCTCATCACCAATAGCATCTACATCTGGTTCATGTTGTTCTCTTGGTTCAGGTGGATTCATATCTCTTTCTTTATCATACATATTAATTCCCCTCGAAATCATTTATAAATTCATCAACAACTACTTCGACATCCTTCGGGACATCTCGTAGTTCTACTTTATCACCCGCTTCATTTTCTACTACTATATACCATGTTAACATAATTTACTCCTTATATAAATATTATACCATACTATTAATTAAAAGTCAAACGACTTATTGTAGCTATAAGAGTCACCATCTTCCCATGATTCTACTATAGATAAAGGAACTTTAGTAAAGATAGTAGGGTTCATGTATTCACCAGTAATTAGTGTACAAGTTTTACTTTTACTGTTTATATTTTCTACTTCAACCCATTCACCTTTTTTAATAGTTACTGTGTCATCACCTATACCATAGTCATAGTCTTCATTACATACTACCCAATCACCAGAGGCGAGGGAGCAGGAGTCCTTGGCTGCCACGGGCAGCGAAGAGCGATGCGTACCTTGCTTACCATAATTCATATATGGATATGTAACTGGTTCAGGTTTCTTCCAACTACTATTACTATACCATACACCATCATGCCATGAACCTTTTTGTTCATTCATGATACGATAGTTACCATGTCTATCTAGGAAGACTAGCTTACTGTAGCCGATTACATTTTCAATAAGCTCAACCATTGGGTCATCAAACAATCCCATGTTGCCATGTTTAGCTACTATCTTTTTAAGGATACTGTTGTTGAATTGGATTGTATCTGATTCTTTATTGTCACCGTAACCAGAGATGATACCATTATGAATAAAGCCAAGACCACTATTAACAAGGAACGGATGGCAATTGTCTTTATCAATTGGACCGTGCGTTTTAATACGAAAGTGTAGAAGTACTTGTTTGTTCTCATGTGGTTTATATTCCTTATAAAATTCTTTGAATGTAAAGTAACCTTTCTTTACAGTCAGTTCTTTGTTGTCTGCAAACATAAAGCCTGCACCATCTGGATTAGCATCGTAACATCTTTGTAATGTAGACTTACTAATCTTTTTGTTTTCTGATTTCATTATTGCTATGCACATATTGTTGACTCCTTAATATAGTTATGTAATTCTTTAAAGTCTTTCTTAGTGTTGTCTAACCATGTTACGAAAGATTTAAAGTATGTTTGTTGCTCCAATGATACACTATGTATTGCTGGTTTGCAATACTCAATCATTGCTTTTACAAATTGCATGCGTATGTTGAACTCTAACTTGTTAGCTGGTGTTGCAAAGATACGCAATTCAATTGTCTTTTTGTTGTTAAGGTTAACAAAGTTATACCTTCCAACATATCTATCTTTAACTGCTTGTTGATAGGGTGTATACTTGTCATAGTTATTATCACGATTTTGATAATTTGTAGTACCACGACCTGCTATTAGTTTAACAAAGTCTTTATTGTCTTCACGATTCATAAATTCAACAAGCTTGCCAGCACCTAGATATGTAAATGCTTTACGACTAATGTGTACATGCATACCACATGATTTATGTGGATGTATATACTCTGGTAAGTCAGTCAAGAATGAATCGTATCGTGCTAGATGTGTTGTATATCCTGCTGGTCTAGACACTAACTCAAAGCCATTAGTTATACTACCATCATCTTTCATGAGAGCATGACCAAACATTGTATTACCTACATACAATCGACCAGCTTTACGCTTGTCTACTTGGAACTCCATTTCAATACCAAGATAAGGTTCTGACTTAAGTTTTTGTCTATCAAAGCCAAGTGTTTCCTCTACTCTGTGAGTATAGTTATGAACACGATAGTCACGACCACAACAATCAACACATGCACCATCAACTGTTTCTGTATCAACACATTTAACATTACATTCAGTGCATCTAACAACTTTGACTTCACGACTATCATAACATGAACCATCAATTATTATCTCATTTTCTTTTAAGAATGTATGATTGTCTGGGTCATATTCATATCCGAAAGCTAGAATATCATCAGAAGACATTGTTCCTTGACAATATGTTTGAACACCTGATAACCTAAATCTAACCATGTTACTTCTGATATTTATTTCTTTAGTAAATGGACATTGTTCTAAGTTAACATCATTATCAAGAAACATACGCATACTGTCTAATAAATTAGGATTAAACATATCATCTTGAATAATAGATTGTTGCATTTCATTTTGTAATTCTTTAAGCATAACATTTGTTATTTTACTACCTTGAGCAAAACCATTAAGTCTACGTTTAAGATGATTCTTAAAGCCTGACTTTAATCTACCATCATTGTAACGCATTTGTAATGGATTAAGTTTGTAATACAATGCGTCAAACATAGCACGACTATCAGAATGTCTACGAGTTAGTAAATCTTTACAGTATATATCTACTTCTGTATAACGAAAGTTCCACATCTGTTCATCATTCCATGATACTAAACACTTGTCATACTCACCTTGTTCAGCTAGATTTTCTGAGTACTGTTTAGACATAAGTTTGAAACAAGGTATATAAGTATAATCATACCCACTTGGATGTTCTTCATTTCTACTTACATAAATTTTACGTTTGTAAGTAGAACGAATGATATACAAGTCATCTGTAATACTTAGAACTTCACCTTGTTTGACTAATGAATCAGGGTCAGTAACAGTATAAGTATTTTTAAATGTTACATGTGTAATTGCTTTCATTGACAAGTCCTCTTGATGAATTGAAAGACATCTTTAGGTGGTCGTTTGAATGCTTTGACTACTCTAAAGTCTGAACCTATTTTCTTAACACGAACACAATTATCCCAGCCATCTTTCCAGAAGACATCAAATAGATTGTTTGTTACATTTTTGATTATCATAACATACTCCATGTAATTAATAAAAAAAGAGACGAGGCTCTCACGAGGGACGAGCCGAGGAACGCATGTTGTATTGTTGAAGCTTTCGTATTTCATTTAACAATACAGGTCGACTCATGTTGCTTGGTTGAGGCAATTTGCCAAACATAAT